ATCTTTCACACGATCCATGTCATCCTTAGCATCTATTAGATACTCGAATAGGCTGTTGATCTTGTCTTGCTTAGTGACAGAGGTATCATACTCAGGTGTGTGGTTTACGTTGATGCCACGATCAATGTCGCTCTTATATTCCCCTGCACGGGCTGAGGCTTCCTGTGCGTCTTGCATGATTGCCTTTAGTTCTGCTAAGATATTTTCCATCTGTCTTCTCCTCTTATATTACTAGGGGGTTTTAACTTCTACGAATCACTCTAGCCATTTTCCATCGAGGGGTCAAGTCATTTTCCATCGGAGGGTTGAGCTTTTCCATCGGAGGGTTCCCGATTTCCGCCGAGGGGTCTGAGCTTTTCCATCGGAGGGGTGAGCTTTTCCATCGGAGGGGGGTGATTCGGGGGCGATAGGTCCGATTCGGACCCAAGTGTGACATTTTCGCAACGTGACATTTTTGCCACTTGACTCTCGACGAATCGTGATGTGTGACAAATGTGCAACTGATTCGGGTGTGATATAAATACGACACTTGACAAGCGATCTGTGACATTTATGCAACTGATTCGCACCTGCCGTCTCTTCCGTGTTTTGCGACCGCGATTCGGAGAATCTAGCCCTGAGTCAGATAGTTTGGGGGACGTCAACCCCCCTTGTGACGCTTTTGGATTATTTTTTCGGGGTAAGCTCATATTGAGACCGAATCAGATTCTCGGTCATTACTGCGGCCATTGTGACCAGAGGGTCATTTTGTGCTTTGATCCAATCTTGCAATTCTTCGATTGACTTGGGCGTGTGAAATAGTCCGTTCATTGTCTGATTCCTTTTATCAGTGTTTCTATACCCTCTTATTACATACGATTCGCCTCACGTCAACCCCTAACTTTTTTCGCTTTTATGTATTTTAGGGCTTGCGAATCGTTTGGGTATAGCGCATAAAGATTGTATAGAAACGCTGATACAGGAGATACAGCAATGACACTGGAACAAAACATCATCAAGGGTTTGGACGACGCGGCGATTGCCCGAGTCTATAATCGTAAACGCAACCCCGCCCCCACAACCCCAACGCTCATGGAAAGACTCGCCACTGTGCTAGTTAAGGCCACCGCAATTCTCTACTTCGGCTTTGTCTGTTTCTGCATTGGGTATTTCTCGACTCTATATAGTGACGGCCTCTTGATCGAGATTCCCGGCCTTGTGTCTTACTGGATTGATTTTGGGGGGGCTCAATAATGGAATCGCTCATCAAAAACATCATCAACACGCGCCTCAAGGCCACTCCCGAAGATGTAAAGGCCGGTGTCGAATGGTATGCCGTAGCACAACAGAATTGCCTAGATATTGCCGAGTCTCATTGTATGCCGCTTAATATCGTTGTCGGTGTTGTTGCCGCCCTATCACCTAATAACAAATGGACTCGCAACATCGCAAACGCAAACGATCTGATCGGCGCTTTTATGTATGGTGACACCATGGAATCCGTCAAAGTGTCCACCTATCACACAATGAAACAGAAGGCTTGGGATATACTGGAAACAATGCCAAGCGACAATGACACCATCATTCGCATGTTGAATGGGCAGAAGATCATCGCGTTTTTTGAGTGCATCATGGACCTAGACTCTTGCTGCATCGACGGACACGCGCGCAACATCGCCTATAATGAGCGTATAGGCTTAACAGATGATAGGACTAACATAGGCAAGCGCGAGTATAGGGAGCTTGTGCAAGCCTATGTCGCCGCATCCAAACGCTGCACCATAGTGGACAATGGCAAGCGCCGCAAGCTCAAGCCATACGAATTGCAAGCGATAACGTGGACCGTGTGGCGTAAACAGTGGGGGATTGTATGATGCTCAAGTTTAACTTTCGCAACCTAGTTTTCCGCAAGGACTCTGACAAATGGCATGGCTTCTATGAGTATGAGTATGAAAGCGACTGCCTAGATCATGCCGCTGAATTGACAATTGACAAGCCCTACATGGACATCATGCCCGTCTTGTGGCGCTTTGACACTAACACCTATCAGTGTCTGACTGGTGAAGACCCCGACTAGATTCTAGATCATTGGACCCCCTAACTCAGGCCCCGCTTCGGTGGGGCTTTTTTTGTGTCTTGTCTTGGGCTTGTCTCTTGTTTTCGTCGCCATTAGGTCCGGTTCGGTCCTATTGTTGAAACGTAAAGAGAGTCAGGAGTGTCAGCCGATTCGCGCCCCGAGCGCAAGAAAAAACCCTTGTCAAGGAAACTTTTGTGTTGACATTCGTTTGGGACCCTCCAGATTACTGGGGTGATTCGGTGAGGGGGGCGCTTACCCTAATGATTTCCAACATAAAAAAAATAAAATAGAGGGGTTAGATGCGACATTCCGTCACAGGGGGTTATAAAAGCGGCACTCTTACTATCGACACGGAGTACCCACACACGACAAAACATGCGCTACCCACTATAGTGATACACACAAAAATAAAAAAAGAAAGTATGCTTATCAACGACATATAAAATAGTTAAGATAGTCGTGTTGACTTTTCTCTAAATCGGACGTCATACATAGATAAGAGGTACTACTTAAGTTTCCTACTACAGTGAATTTACATATCAGTATATATATACAAATTAGATTAGAGAACGTAAGTATATACTATAGTAGCGCCTGACAGCTTTCCCCAACCATGACGAACCTTTCCATCATATAGATTACATAACGAGATGTGGTCATGCCGATGGGGTAACCTTTACTTAAGAGAGAATACTATGTCGATCCAACCAATACCATATAGTGAGGTTGTCGCTAAGAAAGTAGTGGCTGGCATCAGGAATGGTGTTTCAGTTAAAGACATCATAGCTTCAATCCAGAAATACCAGAACGCACCATCTAGTACAGCTACCTTTTATAAGTTGTATGGAAGGCTGATGTCAGAGACTAAAGCTGATATAGTAGGAGCAATTGGTTCTGTCGTTGTCCAACAGGCTTTGGACGGTGACTTCAAGTCCCAAGAGTTATACCTACGGGCTAAAGGTGGATGGTCACCAAACAGTACACTCAATGAAGTGGAACAAACGGAAGACCCAGACTTAGACGAGAGTGCTATTGACAGTCTGATGAGCCTTCTAGGAAAGAACCCCGATGAAAGTAAAACCTGCGATTGCGAAGGCGACTGTAACTGCTGACGATCTTCGCTCTCTACCCGACAGTGAAGTAGCTAAGATACTCAGAGACCTTGGCCCTGCTAAAGCAGAAGAGCTAAAGTACAACTGGGAGTTCTGGGCTAGACCCGATCAGTTAGAGCCGAAAGGTGACTGGTCAACATGGTTAGCACTTGCTGGTCGTGGATGGGGTAAGACTAGGGCTGGTGCTGAATGGGTACGTCATCGTATCAAGAAAGGCGATAAGATCGTTCATTGTGTCGCTCCCACTAAGGGTGATGTAAGACGGGTTATGGTCGAAGGCGACAGTGGACTTCTTAATGTCTGCTGGAAGGGTGATAAGACATATCGAGGTAAGGCTCTAGGCTTTCCCGTATGGTCACCAACAAACAATACACTTACTTGGGAGAATGGAGCTAAGGCTGTTTTCTTCTCGGCAGAAGACCCTGAGCGACTTCGTGGTCCACAGGCATTTAGTGCTTGGACTGACGAACTGTGTGCTTGGCGTAACGCACAAGAGACTTGGGACATGATGATGTTCGGTCTACGTCTAGGACGTAAGCCACAAGTCTTCGTAACAACAACCCCAAAAACAACTAAGCTGCTTCGTGGCATCATTGCTGATGAGAACACTCTTGTCAGTAAGGGTTCTACGTTTGACAACTCTGCTAACCTAGCGGGTTCATTCCTTGATGCAGTAAAGAAGACATACGAAGGCACACGCCTTGGTAGACAAGAACTCTACGCAGAGATATTAGATGAAGCGTCAGGTGCGCTTTGGAATAGGCAGCTTCTACACAAGTGTGAGATAGACAAAGATGATGTGCCTCAACTTAGCCGTATCATTGTTTCTATTGACCCTGCTGTTAGCTCCAATGCTGAAAGTGACATGACAGGTATGATTGTCGCTGGCATTGATGTGAATGGCATTGCCTATGTACTAGAAGATCATACTGATCGCTACACACCTCAACAGTGGGCTTCTAAAGCCATTGAGCTATATCACAAACACATGGCTGACCGCATTGTAGCGGAGAAGAACCAAGGTGGTGATATGGTCCGACATACTCTGCACACCGAAGATGAAACCGTTCCAGTCAAACTTGTACACGCTAGTAGAGGTAAGATGGCACGGGCTGAACCTGTATCCGCTCTATATGAACAGGGTAAGGTCAAGCACATCAAAGGACTTAACGACTTAGAGGATCAGATGGTACAGTGGGAACCTTTAGGGTCCACAGGCTCACCAGACCGTCTTGATGCTATGGTATGGGCTATAACGGACCTCTCACTCAATGGGTATGCAAAACCACAGCTAGTGCTGGCATACTCAAATGCTAAAGGCTTGAAGTAAAATGGCGAAGAAACTCTCTCAAACGGAAGCTACTGGCGTCTTAGGTGTCGCTGGTGACAACACATATAACGGTCAAATCCGTGCAGACGAGTTTCTCTCAGAACTTCGTGGCAAGAAAGCCATTAGCAAGTACCGTGAGATGCGTGACAACGATAGCACCATCGGCGCTGTTATGTATGCTACTGAGCAAGTACTTCGTGACGTTGACCTGAAGGTTTTTCCAGCTAACAATACAGAAGCGGCGAAACGGGAAGCAGACTATGTACAGAGTGTTCTTGAAGATATGGATCATTCTCTTGATGACCATGTGGCTGAGGCTTTATCCTGTCTATCTTACGGCTTCGCTTGGTTTGAGGTTGTATATAAGCGGCGTGTCGGACCTACTCAAACGAATGACAAGAAGCGTTCTAAGTACACTGACGGTCGTATGGGTGTTCGTAAGATCGCAATGCGCGCGCCTTGGACAGTTTCTCGGTTTGATGTAGATAGGAAGACTGGCGATGTTCTCGGGATGTACCAAGATACTGGATACGGTGTTAGCAAGCACTATATCCCAGTCCGTAAGAGCTTATATTACCGTACTACTTCTATTAACGGCGATCCCAGCGGTCGTAGTATCCTCCGCAATGCTTATACGTCTTATCAGTACTTAAACAACTTACAAGCTATCGAAGCGATTGCAGTAGAGCGTGAGCTTGCTGGTATCCCAGTTGCCCGTATTCCTTCGGAGTACCTTTCAGCTGATGCCACACCCTCACAAGCTGCCTTTAGGCAGAACCTAGAGCAAATCCTTCGTGACGTTAAGTTCAACGAACAGGGGTATATCATTACTCCATCGGACACCTACCCTGATAAGGATGGTAGCCCAACTAACATCAAGTTGGTTGACGTTGAGCTTATGTCCTCCAGTGGTTCTAGGAACATCGACATTGACCCCATTGTTCGTCGCTATCAGCACGACATTGCTCGGAGCGTCTTGTCTGAGTTCCTAATGCTCGGCAGTCAGGGTGGTTCTTACGCCCTCTCTAAGAGCAAGACAGACCTGTTCCTCCGTGCGCTTGAGAGCTACGTCCAACAGATCGTTGACGTACTTAATAAGCAGCTGGTTGAACGCCTATGGGAGTTGAACGGTCTGGACTATTCACTGATGCCAACCATCAAGGCTGGTGATGTTGCTCCGCATGATCTTCGTGAGATTGCAGGGTTCCTGCGTAATCTTAATGGCGCAGATATTAACGTCAGTAATCACCCAGAGGTCATTCAAAACCTCATGGACATTGCTGAACTTAACTATGACCCTGATGGGGCTACAGAAACAACTCTTGAAGAAGAACAGGAAACTAACTAATGGCATTTCTTAATGATCGCGTTTT